TTCCGTCGTCTTATCAGGACGCCGTCACCGGTTTGACCAATGTTGGCTCTGCCGCAGAGGTCAACATCAAGGTGTCGATGCCTGCTGACTACCCGGAAGCAAAGAAGGACGATTTCGTCGCCTTCACTCGCAACTCGATTGCACATGCGCTGTTTCAGAGCATGATGCGCGATGCGACTTCGGCCAATTAACTAGAAAGTGCTGCCATGACGATGGAACAATTCTATCTTGTTGAATTGCTCGCCAGAGCTGACTCACTCATCCTCAATGCATTTCCGCGAGGTTCCGACCTCGCGGCAGAGCTTTGGGAGGAGTGGATTGACTTTCTGCGCCGCTATCACAAGGACCCGGATGATGCTGGTTGCTACCAAGCAGCTATCATTGTTATGGATCTCGTTCGTTCAGCACTACGCTAAATTGCCGATTTGGAGAACACTATGGACCAAGTCCAGCGCTTGCTGCACAAAATCTGCAGCGATATCGGAACCCCTCAGGCTCGCGCCGTGATGGCACTGGCTAAAGAGGGAAAGTGGGCCCAGATTCAAAGTCTGCGCTTGGCTCCGCCCCACACGTATGCCTCGGCTGAGGCGTATAGGGACGACCGATTGGTAGTGGAAATAATTCGTAAACTCGAATTACCTGATCCGGCTGCATCGCGCTCGCGTGCCGATGCTGCTCGGAAGGCCTTCTTTAAGGCCGAGGCTCAGTGTTACCAAACAAATGGTTACCTGAGGCACCTCCAGCAAGGTCATTTGGATTTGAACGACTTGGGGATCCTTGAGTTCATCACTCAATGGAGATCTGTCGTCTCTGATATCCTAGGACCGATTCCACGGAAGCTAGACCCGCGTTACTCACCGGGTTCCACTCTTTCCGACAAAGGTAAGGCGATAACAATACCTGACAAGATGTCATCGGCTCCAACTTGTTATCCGCACTCCTTGAGTGTGGTCGAACATACAGTCCAGGGGACAGAGCTGGCCCGTCTGACGGTGCCCAGGCTCTTCCGCGCAAACCGTTTCTTCACTGTTCCGAAGAACAGCGAGACGATGCGGGGCTGCTGTGTCGAGGCGTCATGGAATGTTGTCTCGCAGCTTGCTGTGGGACAGGAAATTCGTAGACGCTATAACCGCTACTACAAGGTCGAACTCACACAGATGAACGATATCCATAAGCTGATCGCGAAGGTGATTAGTGAGACGGGTTCGCACTCAACTGTAGACCTTAGCATGGCCAGCGACACGGTGGCACGCGAACTCGTTCGCATGGTGTTACCAACCGCTTGGCACGACTTGCTAAACTCCCTGCGCGCAACTCACACTCGAATCGCTGGACGCACTGTCCGGCTGGAGAAGTTCTCCTCCATGGGGAACGGATTCACGTTCGAGCTAGAGACACTCCTCTTTCGCTCACTGATGACCGCCCTCGGGGTCGGTCGTGACGAAGGGAGCTGCTTCGGAGATGACATTATCGTTCCCACAGGGAAGACGGATGTCCTCATCAAAGCACTGTGCAGATTCGGCTTCTTGCCGAATCAGGATAAGACCTTCTGTGAGGGTCCATTCCGGGAGAGCTGCGGAGGGGATTACTTCAACGGCCACGACGTTCGCGCCGTGTACCTAAAGAGAGTCCCTGATGACCCGCAAGCGTGGGTAGTCCTACACAATCAGCTGATGGCCTGGGGTGGTGAAGACCGCCTTAAGGCTGCTAGATGGTTCTGTGTGGATCAGGTCCCCAAGACCTGGCGGGTTTTCGGACCCGCCTGGTTAAAGGACCAGGTTTTCACTCGTGAGAGTGAACCGCCAGTCGCGTTAGGCTCAGTAGCCCTGACGCGCCGTTACTCCAAGCAAGGTCTTGCTCCTAGTGCCCGAGGGTACTGGTGCAAACAGCCTATACACAGGAAGATCACGGTGTCAGACAAGTGGTTTAAGGACCACGTCGTCATAGCCGCTGCTTTGTTGGGGACGGGTGAGCAAATCGCCCTCCGCGACTCTGTGATGGGGCATAAGTCGGTTTTCACGCCGGCTTATGGACTGAGCGACAGTAACGCAAATAAGGCCTTCAGGTGGCTCAACGCCACCTAAGCCTTATTGGAGTACGTTAAAATCGGCCCCTCATCAAGGCCGTGGG